ACTACAAACAAAACTACAGTTGAATGTTCTTCTATAGTTTTAGCCCCTGCTGCTTTAGCAATACCGCCTTTATACGTATCCTCTGCTTCAGGAATTGCACAAAGTATTTTATATCCTTTGGGTTCTGGTAGCTGTAAGCCCCGTTCTTCAATTGGTATATCTTCTGCATCTACTTCAATAACCGTTGGAATAATAATGGGTCGACCACTTGCGTCAACTAAATTTTTATTCATTGTAAGTACTTGTTCACTCATCATACGTCTCCATTTTCTGTGCAAGGTCTTTAATTAAACTTTCTGCGACGGATAAACCTCGAATATATCCTGTCATATTAGTGTACGAAGCAAAATCTTTTGCGGCTCCGTCTGCTAAATTTAATAATACTGTTTTGCGCTGATCATCTATTCGAGACAATAATAGCTCTAGCGTTTGGTCCATTTAGTTACTCCTTGGGTTGTTTATTCATTTGTGCTATTTCTTTTTGATATTCTAATTGATCACTAGCTCTAACTGCTTCTATACCAATTTTTGTACCTTCTAACAACTGTTTAGCTTCTAACTGTTTATCATCCATTACAGCGTTAGCACCTAACTGGGCACCAGCAATACGTTCTTGTGATTCAATACGCATCTTATCAAGTTCAAGTCTAGCTTGATCTGCTTGAATATCTGCCATAGTTTTTTGTTGTTTGATTTGTAAATCTTGAGCTTTTAACTGTAACTCTTGTTGTTGCATTTGGATAATTGGATCTTGTTGCTGTTGTTGAGCTTGTTCTTGTTGAGCCTCAAAAGCAGACTTAGCAGAAAGTTTCTTAGCAGCTTCAGCCATAACTTTAGATAATTCAAACTCTATGTCTTCTGGTAATGTTTCATCAGGTTTAGGTAGTGGAACACCTAATTGTTCTTCAAGTTGTTTTCTATATTCAAAGGCAACATGCTCATTAATGTGCGCCATAGCTGCGGCTTGAATTGCACCTGCTTGTGGGTTCTGTCCTACCATTTGTAGAATCTTAGGATCTTGCATGGCTGTCATATGTACTTGAATATGTGCTTGATGGTCTTGATAAATAAATGCTTTAACAGGTTTACCATTAATAATATTCATGTTTTCAGACACAGGATCTTTTGGTGTTTGATCGTCCGCACTAGGAATAAGCTTACCAATATTTTTTATGCCTAATACTTCTAACATTTGTTTATTAAGTTCTACTTGATCATAGATTTGTGGATTAGCTTGCGCCATCTGCATAACCGCTTGATACTGAACAACTTTCTGTGACATTGTTGCCGCGTTTGGATCTGATACAGGTATAACATCTACATTATCGTAGTCTGCTTGTTTAGCACGGCGATCACCTATTTCAGGGTCGTATGAATATTCTTCTGGCGTGTAATCACGGATAATACCTTTGAGTAATTTAAACTCTTGCTTCATTGCATAGTAAATACGTGCTTGAACTGCACTCATTACTTTTAACGTTCTTTCTAATATAGCAAGGGTTGTACCTACGGGTGAGTTAGCACTCATGTCAGATACTTTCATATCTGCAGCTGAAGCAAAGCGTCTACCTTCCTCAATGATTTGATTCATTAATTGATTAAGAACTTGACTTGGCTCTTTATAAGGTAGCATTAAAATGTTATCGCGGATCGCACCACTTGGTACGTCTACGTCACGGAATTCACCTGGTGCAATAGGTGTGTCGTCACCTTTAATGCGTAGTCCACGAGACTTAAGTCCACCTGGTAAGTTTGATAGGGTACCTGCGTCAACAAGTTGACGTAAGATCATAGTACCTGATTTGGCGAAAGCACCTATCAAATGAATTAAACCAAAACAATAAAATCCAAAACCTGGTATGTAACCGTAGTGAACAAAATGTTGGCGCTTAATTTTTAACTTGTCGTCTGGATTCCAATTACGACGAATTGCTAATATAGTACCTGTACCTTTTTCAATAGTTACTACGTAAGGTACTGCGATGCCGTCTTTACTGTCCCCATTTTCTAAATCTAAATTAACATGCATTTCAAGAATTTTATATCTATCGTCTTCTGTAGGATTAAATCCTAATTTTTCTGCAATCTTTTTTTCAGCTTCGTCGGCTTCTGCGTAAGGATCTTCAAGTTCAACATCTTTATAAAATCCTGCAACTTGTAATTTAAGTAATTCATTTTTAGTCTTGCGCATGACGTGCGTAACACGTTCTGATGTTTCTAAATTAGATGCTCCATAAGGAACTACAATATCCTCTGAAGTAACATACATAGATACTTGTCGTCCTAACGACGGATCATAATAAACTTTTTTAAATGAGTTACCAGATAAACCTAGCCCCCATAACATGCGTTCATGTTCAGGTCTATACTCAGGCATCATGTCCGTGAGTTGATGATTCATGTCGTCTTTTACACGTTCAGCCGCGGCTTCTTTTTCTTTTGTTTGTTTGCCGATAATTACAGTTTTAACTGGGCCCGCGGCGGGAAATGTTTCCATCATAGTTTCAGCTTGGAACTTCACAAGCGCTTCTGTCATAAGAGGGTGATATACATTACAAGCACCGGGCCAAGGTTCTGTACGATCCTCAACTTTAAGACCTAATAACTCTAAGCCGTCTACATAAGTGTTTAACCAATCTTTTCTCGAATTAATATCCGCATTATATTCACCAAGCAAATCACCTGACAACTGGGTCAACTGACCTTCATCCATGTCTTCTGCTAAGTTAGTATTAAACTCATCATCTTCTTCTTTGCCAGGAATAATAGTAATTTCCATGCTGCCATCATCAAGCGTAACACTTTCTGGATTTTCAATTTCAATACTTAGCGCGGTGGTTTCTGGATTTTGTGGATCTTGATCTAATCCCATCGGAGCTTGGTATACACTTTTATCTATATTAGTTGCCATAATTTATCCTTATATTGCGTATAGTCTGTTTCGAGAACTTTTAAATCCTGGTATATCTTCAGGCTCATCACTAGGTAATCTAATAAACCCACCTTGTCTAAATCTTATTAACGCTAACGTTGTTGAGTCAACTAAGTCGTCATTTGCTCCACTTGGGAAGTCGTTACATTCTTCTATAACCTCATGTGCCCATCGTCTATCGGGAGCCCACACTATACCACTTCTAAATAAATCTGACACAGCATTAACTCGACTTATTTTGTCTTGACCTTTACCTGGTGTAAACTCGCCGACGGGAATACCCATCCGTCTAAACTCTTGATAGAGTGCAGCACCGTTAGATTTCTTTTCTACTAAAAATGCATCAGGTTCCCACTCTTTATACTCTTCTAAACAAAGTTCTTTTAACTCTGGGAACTCTAGTCGTTGTTTAATGCTATTTAATAGTATTATATTATAGTTATTAGTTTCTTCGTTAAAAAAGACGCCCCATACTGTTAATGCATTATAGTCTGCACGGTTGTTTGCTTCTTGAGCCGCGTCTAGACTCATGATCGTAAACTCGCATTCAGGTGGATCTTCTTCTTCCCATATCTTCCACCACTCCCTTTTAATTAAAGCGCCTTCTTCTGACACTGGGTTTTGCAAATATTGCGCATTCCAGTACCGAACATCTAACGCCGCTTTCTTTGCTAAGAGTTCTTTAAGTGGCCAGAAGTCAGGCCAAAGTGAAGCTTCTTCACCTTGTTTATTCTGAATAATGGCTGGAAACTCTACTACTTCCCACTCGTCTACGCCTTCTTGTTTTATCATCTGGTTAACAATTTCACCAGTTAAATCTAACTTAGACCACCGAGTCATCACTACAATAATCGCACCCCCCGGCATAAGACGTTGTAGAGGGCCAGACTGAAACCACTCCCAAGCAGGCTTAAATACATCAGATCGTCCAAGTTTAGCATCTTGTTCTGAGTGTGGGTCATCAATGATAAACAAATCAGCCCCGCGACCAGCGAGGGCACCACCCACACCAATAGCAAAATACTCTCCATTAAAGTTTGTCCCCCATCGTGATGCTGATTTACTATCTGCCTGTAATTCTACCTGCGGAAAAATGTCTTTATATGCGTCGCTACCCACCAAGTTACGGACACGACGGCCAAAATTAACTGCAAGATCAGCTGTGTGAGATGCCATAATAACTTTTTTGTGT